GGGGGGGGGGGGTAGGGGGGGAGGGCAAAGTCAGGAACCGAGCGAAGCGAGGGCTATTAGCCCGATCGTCCCGTTCGAGGGTCGTGGCGAGCGTATGCGAGTCCGACCCGGCCCCCGGACGGGCGATATGGATTTAGCCGCCCCCGAAATCGTGCAAATCTGGAGTCGAGTTACAGATGCGGCGAATCCCGGCGAGTCCACCGCCTATCGGCCTTTGCCCGGGGCCTGATGGCCCGGGCACGGCCGTCGGCTGGTGCTCGCGTTTTCGCGTTGTGCTCGTGTGGGCTGCGTTTCGGATTCGCGCGACCAGACTGCGGAGCCGAGGCGCACCGACTCCCTACCCGCGAGGTAGAAAATCGGTGAGTCACCAGACCGCATCGCGTCGGCGACACCGTCTCAGCCTTTGGTTCAGGTCGCTGAGATTCCTCCAACCTGTCCCCTAGCCGCGAGAACGCGACACCTGAGCAGTGCAGCCGTCAACCGACTCAGCACGAGGATTGACCCGGTACGATGCCCACGGGGAAGCGGCAGTCGAGATGCCCTGAAGCAGTCCGCTCTCGACAACGGAATTCCAAGATGGCTCATCAACAGTATCGGAACAAACCATGGCTGGCAACTGGGACGGATTGAGGGAGATGTTCTTGGAGGGCTACCCCGGGGTGCGTCGCCGGTGGCAGGCCCGGTACGCCGACCTGATCGAGAGCGGCATGGACGACGCCGACGCCAAGGACGCCGCCGACGACTTCGCTGGGATCTCTCCCAACGACGAGCGAGTCACGAAGTGGATGGCCCGAACCGGACTCGTCCCCGACGACGGCGGGGCCGCTCCAGCGGGCCCCGACGAGTCGGGGGGGGCGACAGACGTCAAGAACGTCCGCTGGGTCGCAGAGAACCTGAGCAACCCCTCCGTGACCCCGTCCTCGGCCCCCAGCCTCTCGGCGTGGAACATGCTCGTCTTCGCTCGCACGAACCCGACACAAACCGCCAAGTTCTGGAGCGACCTCTACAAGCCCATCATGCTTCCCGCGAAGAAGGATCTGGAGAACACGAGCAGGGATCTGGAGGACGAGGAGCGGTTGATGCACATCATCGATCAGGTTCAGAAGATGGCTGAGGAGGCAGGGCAGTCATGACCGCACCCCGAAGCCTGATGGCGAACCTTGAGTTCCGACGCAAGGTCATTCACTTCGGGTTCAAGAACAAGATGAACGCGGCAGGGATCCGGATGATGTGCCGCAAGGATCCGGCGTTCTTCTTCGACACGTTCGCGTGGACGTACGACCCTCGCCGGAAGCCCAGCCGACAGCCGTTCATCCTGTACGACTATCAGCGGGAGTCGCTTCGGGGGGTGGACGCCGCGATCGGATCGCACGACATCAAGATCCTCAAGAGTCGAGACATGGGTGCGTCGTGGCTCGTGCTGACCACGTTCCTGTGGCGATGGCTGTTCGCCCCGGTCGCGGAGTCCTACCTGCTCGTCAGCCGCAACGAGTCGTACGTCGATGGCGGTTCCAAGTCTCTGTTCTGGAAACTGGACTACGTGCTCGACACGCTGCCGGGCTGGCTGCTGCCGGACTACACCCGGAACAAGTTGAGGCTGACCAACAACAACACGGGCTCCTCGATCGACGGCGAATCGACGACCGGGCAGGTCGCTCGTGGCGACCGCCGGACGGCGATTCTGCTGGACGAGTTCGCGGCGTTCGATCTACAGGACGGATTCAGTGTCCTGTCCTCGACTCGCGATGCGACCGCGTGCCGCGTGTTCATGTCCACACCCAGCGGAACAGGAAACGCATTCCATGCAGTATCGGAGAACAAGGAAATCGCAGAGATCCGTATGCACTGGTCTCAACACCCCATCAAATCGGAAGGACTGTATGAAGTCGATGGGAAGATGCGGTCTCCTTGGTATGACAACGAAGTCAAGCGGTGCATCTCTTCTGTTGAAGTCGCTCAGGAACTCGACATCGACTTCACGGCGTCGCAGTCGCTGTTCTTCGAGCCGGAGCGAATCAGCGCCCTCTCGTCTCGTCACGTGTGCAACCCGTACCGGCGGGGCCGGATGGACGAGCAGAACGGGGAATGGGTCTACGTCGATGACCCCACCGGACCGCTCCACCTGTGGATCCACCCGGACGGTGCGGGCGACCTGCCCCGCGACCGGACCTACGCGATGGGCATCGACATCGCGACCGGCACCGGGGCGTCGAACTCGGTGCTGTCGATCGGGGACTGCAAGACCGGCGAGAAGGTCGGGGAGTTCGTGATCCCGACCATGCGTCCTGATCAGTTGGCTCGGCAAGCGGTGGCGATCGCCCGCTGGTTCAGGGGAGTGAACAACCGGGGAGCCTTCATGGTCTGGGAGGCCGCCGGTCCCGGCCGCATCTTCACCGACGTGGTCATCAACGACCTCAACTATCGGGAGGTCTACCTGCGGAAGTCCGAGGGCCGGGTCGCCAGCAGGCACAGCGACATCGTGGGCTGGTATCCGACGCGGGACACCAAGATCACCCTGTTCGGAAACTATCGAACCGCCTTGTATTCCGAGTCCTTCATCAACCGCTCGGCCGAGTCCATGAAGGAACACCGGGAAATCGTGTATACCAAGAACGGATCGATAGAACACGCACGTTCTCAGGGTTCGGATCCGTCAGGAGCGAGAATGAATCATGGAGACAGAGTGACTGCCGATGCTCTGCTCTGGATGGTGATGTCAACGCCAAGCGGGACGAACCAAGAGGCGACCTCCTTCGACGGCAGCAGTTTCGGATCGCGACGAATGGCAGCAATAGAATCCGCACGCAAAGCGAGGGAATGGTGAATCAATACCAACGAATCGGAACCGCGATCGAGTGGAGCCGAAAGCAGATGACGCCGTTCCGCGAGCGGCGAACCAGAACGCTCCGGCAGTACCTCGGCCACCACTACGGTTCGGCTACCAGCAATGCCGAACGCATGCCGATGAACATGCTCGCCCTCGCGGTGCAGACGTTCAGCAGAAACCTTGCCGCTCGAAACCCTGCGGTGACGATCTCGTCCCGCAAGCGTGAGTTGGCCCCGCTCGCGAAGAAACTCGAACTCACGATGAACCAGACGATCGAAGAGATCGATCTGCGTTCGACTCTTGCCACCGCAGTCTTCGACGCGATCTTCTACGTCGGCGCCGTCAAGGTCGGATTGACCGAAGGTGCTGCTGCCGAACTGCATGGAGAACTTCACGACGCCGGTCTTCCGTTCGTTGATGCCATCGATCCGGAAGATCTGGTCATCGACATGAACGCCAGCCGGTTCGAGGCGATGCAGTTCTGCGGAAACCGCTACCTGTTGCCGCTGGACATGGTCCGGGACTCGAAGATCTTCGGTGCTGCGGCTGACGGTCTCGTTCCGGCGAGCACGTTGTCGCACAACGAGTACGGAGACAGCCGTGTTCAGACGCTGACCAACGAAGATTCGTACTTCCACGACAGCAGCACCGCCTATCCGCTCGTCGAATTGTGGGACATCTACCTCCCATACGACAATCTGATGGTGACTTTCCCGGCAGATGCTCGCGGTGCAGTCGATTGCACGCGGGTTCTCCGCGAAGTCGAGTGGGATGGGCCGGAACTCGGCCCGTATCACCTGCTTTCACTCGGCGAAATGAGCGGAACGGTCATGCCGGTGCCGCCAATCACCAACCTGATCGACATGAACGACGCGATCAACCGCTCGTTCCGCAAGTTGATCCGGCAGTTGGAGCGTCAGAAGACGATCACGGTCGTCTCAGGCGGCGCCGATGAGGACGGAAACCGCATCATGCAGGCCGACGACGGCGACATCGTTCGCGTCGATCGGCCGGAGGCCACTCGCGAGATGCGATTCGGCGGTCCGGATCAAGTCACGACCGCGTTCACTGTCCAGATGCGTGAACTGTTCTCGTATCTGGCGGGCAATCTCGACGCGATGGCCGGACTTTCGCAGACGGCGGGAACTCTCGGTCAGGAAGAACTGATCAAGGCTTCGAGCAGCGAGAAGATCCTTGACATGCAGTCCCGGATGCTGACTTTCACCAAGAAGGTTCTGCACGACGTTGCCTCTTGGGTGTTCTACGACCCGGTTCGAGAGTTCTCCGTCGATGTTCCACTCGGCGATTCCGGCATCTCGGTGCCGACGAAGTTCAAGCCGAGCGAACGAAAGGAGACAGAGTTCCTCGAACTCGAACTCGACATCGCTCCGGTCTCGATGCAGGACGCGAGTCCGAGTCAGAGACTCCAGACGATCACGAATGCGGTGTCCAACTACCTGCTCCCGATGGCGCCGATGCTTCAGCAGCAGGGCGTCATGTTCGACGCGGTCGCATTCAACCGACAGATGGCCGAGTTGACCAACACCCCGGAGTTGTTGGAACTCCTCGTGCCGGTCGGCTCGCAGCCTGACCCGGCAGGTCAGGCCGAGAGCCGAGTCGGATCGGCGGAGACCCGTAAGAAGGGCAGCACCGGAAGCAGTACTCGTCAGTACACGCCGACTGGCGGAACCCGAGCGGCACGTGACACGGTGATGGCTCAGGCAATGCTCGGAATGAACCCAACTCCGCAACAAGAGCAGATGATGCAAAGGCCGGGAGTCTGACGATGGCCGGGAAAGGCTCGATGAAAAACATCACGGTCAAGGGCGGCGGCAAGTTGCCAGTCAGCAAGGGCGCTGGCATGACGGCAAAGGGCGTCGCTCAATACCGAAGGCAGAACCCCGGAAGCAAGTTGCAGACGGCGGTGACTGAGAAGAACCCAACCGGCAAGCGTGCTGCTCGCCGGAAGTCATTCTGTGCTCGAAGTGCCGGATGGACCGGCGAGCGAGGCAAGGCAGCACGCCGACGATGGCGGTGCTAGAAAGGAAAGTCATGCCGAAGGTAGGCAAGAAGCACTTCTCGTACACGAAGGCCGGATACGCTGCGGCTGCGGCCGAGGCAAAGAAGACCGGCAAGAAGGTCACCAAGAAGAAGCCGATGAAGAAAGGAAAGAAGTGATGGCAAAGATGTCACGGAACCCACGGATCAAGACGTTCGATGACTTCACCGTCAAGGGCATGATCTCGAATGCGATGGCGATGGCGAAGGATCCAGCAACGTCGGCCCTCGACGCCGCGACCGACGGACCGCCTGTGAAGGACTTTTCGACGTCTCCGGTTGGACCCGGCCGTGCCGAGAAGGCCGAGGCGTACAGGCGAGAGAGGGCCCGTCGCAAGAAGGTGGCTCGCTCGAAGGTCGGTCCGTCTGGATCCCGGCCTGTCGGCCCCGGCGATCAGGCCACCCGTGGTCGTGGTCCGGGATTGCGGAGTCGTCCCTGATGCCGGGATACATCTACACCCATCCTGAAACCGGAGAGCGTCGGAAACTGATCATGTCAGTCCGCGAGATGCTGAACCGGACCAAGAAGTGGGATGGCGAAGCAATCGAACTCGACGGGGTTGTTTGGTCCCGATGTGTTGGTTGCGAACATGAAAGAGTGCATGGAACATCCAAGGGATGGCCCATGACTTCGGAATCTGCCGGTACTCATCCGGACGAAGTACCGAGAATGATGGAAGAGACACGCAAGAGAGGCGTGAATCTGAACTACACCTCGGACGGCAGAGCGATATTCGAGAACTCGGCCCACCGGAAGGCCGCAATGAAGGCCCTCGGCCTCAGGGACAGACAGGGTTTTGACTGAATCAAGCGACAACCAAGAGACCGTCGAACGCGAGCCGTTCGATATTCGTGACCCTTCCGAAGACCGGGTCGTCGATGATGTCCATTCCACCGACGATCAGGTTGAGGAAGAGGTCGAGTCCGAGGCTGAGACCGAAGAGGTCGAGGCCAAGGACGAGCCCAAGGCCAAGGAAGAACCCAAGTTCGAACTTGGCGACATTGACCAGTACTTGGATACGGATCTGGCGAAGGCCGTGTCCTCGATGATTGGTCAGTTGAAGGGTCAGATCGACGAACTCAAGAAGTCGTCGGTCAAGCCGGAGCGTGCTCCGGCGGTCAGTGAGTTCTTCGCCAACCACAGCGAGATCTTCGGGTCGGATGCACCATCCCCGGCTCAGAAGAAGAATCGCGAATCCATTCGTGAGCAGATGGACATCTTGAAGGCTGGCTACAAG